CCCCACACTCTACGGGTAATACCATAAGTTTGCTTTGAAATGCAACCAATCCAATCACAACTTTCGTAGTAATCTCTATTGTATTTAGGGTCTGGCAAATCATCCCAAATGTGATAGAAGAATAAAGGTACTGATTGACGAATTTCATGCTCCATTTCATACAACCAAATCCAATAACGAGGGTCAGTAAAGTGTAGGATTGCGTCAGGTTTTTCAACCATCAATAATTGACGGATAATACCTGCATTACCATAACCATCCGATGGGTAAATTTTTACACTAGCATCAGCAACACCAGTTTGCTCTCTAACACTATCATTCAAATCTAAAATCTTACCTGCTTCCGGATGTTTGATTGCTGCTCCTAATTGAACCCAATCATATTTATCTACTGTTCCCATAACCAATTGTTTGGAAACATTGGCAATACCACTCGCCATTCGTAGGTCATCTGATAATAATAAAATCTTCTTTTTTGTCATAACTTATTTTTATAAATAATTATTGTTTTTTATATTTTTCCGTCACAAATTCCTCTTTCTTTAAATTCACACCAATCACATAACTTTGATGGATGCTTTGGATAGTTTGAATCTACATTATATTCCCCATTCTGGTCAAACACACTATTAACGAATTCAGTAAACCCTTTCCATGATTTGGTCATAGAAGGTTTACCACTTGCAGGTACGTGTCTACTGATACGAGGGATGTTATAATCTGTATTTTCAGATACCTTACGCTTTAGAATTATGAATTCCACATCAATTACATCTTCGGATATATTTAGTAATTCTGCGTAAAACTTTTTGTATAAAAGTAATTGTGTACTTTTAATCGAGTCTGCTTTTTGACTTTTAGTCCATCCTCTAGTTGAGGTTTTGAAATCGGTAATACGATATCTACCTGTTGATTTACTTCTAACAATGAAATCAATAAACCCCATAAAATTAACATTTTCTGAAATCTTTGTATTGATTACTTGCTCAATTGCAATTAACTCGTCATCTTTTAGTGAGAAAAAATTGTTGAAGTTTTTAGATTTTTGAAAGTAATCTAAAATAAGATATCCATCTTCTAAAAATTCAACTAGTTCCTCTTTGGAACATATTGGGTTTTGTCCTTCGTTTGATTCTTTTAAAAAAGATTCTCTCATTTTTTCTTTGAGAAACTCTTTTGTATTCATATTCTTATCTGCTTGCGATTTGGAAATACGCAAACATCTACTCAAATATTCTTGCAAAGTCTCATGCATCGCGGAACCAAAAACGGTGTGTATATTGGATGATGATTCTCTCAAACCATCTACATACGCCAGTTTGTATTGATATGGACATGCGGACCACATACTGTATTGGGAAAATGAAACTCTTGCCATAGTGTGTTATTTAAATACAATATACACAATTTATTCCGTTTTTCCAAATACTTCTTCTACTTTATTTTTCAATATATCAGCCCACACATGGCATGCTTCTAAATTTGGATGGCCTGAATTTCCTTTAAAATAATATTCATTATCATTGAATTCTTTCATACCTCTATCCAAAAAGAATTTAAGCATTGTGGATTTTTCTTTAAAAATATAAGGATTATCAAATACACTATTTATAAATTCTTCTGTTAAAATATAGCCGTTATCTCTATTATTAATGTACAAATCAAAATCATTAAAATGTGTATTTATTTTAAATTGCTCATTTATATTATCAGAATTTGATTCTTTTAAATAATACTCATCATTATGTTTAAATGGTTTATGGTCATTTATGCCATCAAATATAATATAAGGGTATCCCTTTGATTCAAAATAAGATGTTAAAGTTATTATATTTTGTAATGTTTTATATAAAGAAAATGTTATGTTGCTATAAATGTAAATCAATTCTTTTCTATTTTTATATATCCATTTTGCAGCATTATTGCCATTTTTATATGCAGGCATAGCTTTTTCAAAACATAATGGAGTAACATGCCATTCTTGTGGAGAATGTATCATATCATCGTAATATACTTGGTATCTTAAACATTCCGTTAACTGAATGACAAATAAAGAATCTTTTGCAATATCTTTTTTAACTTCACAAAATTCAATAGTTCTCCAAGTAATAGTATCATTACCACTACCACCTTTACCTATATTATAAACTTCTAAATTTAATTTTTCTCCTAAAAATTTAGGCCACGCTCCTTCTTTACCAAGAATATGGCCTTCTGTAAAGGAACATCCATTAGCTACCAAATATTTTTTATTTAGCATTATATTTTTAATTTTAATTTGGTTATTAACTTTTTGTCAGTACCATATTTTTCGCACATATATTTTATATTCTCCCTGCCTTCTCTGGTTGCATATAAAACTTCAATGTAATCAATTGATTGTCTTTCGGAACAATCGTAATCTTTTTTAATTAAATCAACTAAAAATGATTCGTATTTTTCTTCTCCTTTTCCTTTGATGTATTTAAGATAATATTTACCTTTAGGTATAATACTGATATACAACTTATACATTTCTTTTGGTTGTAAAGTTTGTGTTAGGGGTAAGATGGATGCAATCAATTCAACCCATTCAGGCTTCATTGATAAAAATCTATTAATCATAAAGTTACTCCATGTCTTAATATCTTCCTCCGATAATTTATCAAAGTAGTTTGGGTCTTGCTCCGATGTAATTGCAGCAATGTGGTCAAATAACTTTTTTCCTGCCATTATTATACGATTGGTGATGGTGTGTCTCTCAATTCCAAAGGTAATAACTCTTGCAATGCTTTTCCACATTGAGTACATAAATACATTTCAATTGGAATGATTGAATCTTGAGCATTACCAGTCATTATTTTACTTAATTTTTTAAATCTATATCCTGGCATAAATGTTTTATTTCCACATTCACACACCATATCCCTCGCATCATTTAAAGTGACACCATTTGGTAATCCTTGTTCCATTATTTTATAATATTTAAAATTTGAATAATTGTACTCATAAACACTATTTCTTTATCTACTACCAATGCATCTTTGGATAATCCTTCTGCAATAGTTAAGATTACATTTGCCGTATTACCTGCTGCATATTCATCTACTCTACTATACAACATAGAATACATTTCAGAATAATCATTTAAACGATTGTCCGCAACTGCTTGTCTGATATTCATAAACATATTTCGTTTATCATCATTTGCTTTTAACAAATCTACCAATTTAGTTTGAAAGTTAGATTCCACCATAATTTGATGGTCTACTTTCAACTCTCCTTTTGCAGATTGTAATTGACAAGTATTTAAGATTCTACGAATATCAGGGTAATATGAACTAATGATATCGGCAACATTTTTAACATCGTATTTAATTTTTTCCGCATCTAAAATTCTAGTAACCTGAATTGCAACATCTTTCTTTGTAGGAGGTGTGATTGCAAATGTTTGACATCTACTTTTAATTGGGTCAATAATCTTTTCGTGATAATTACACGTTAAGATAAATCTACAATGTTTAGAGAATGTCTCCATTAGATTACGCAAGATTGCCTGTGCGTTTGGAGTCATATAATCAAACTCATCCAAAATGATAATCTTAAATCCTGCAAATCCCATTGAGGATGCAAAGTTCTTAACCTTGTTACGAACGGTATCCACATTGTTCTCATCCGATGCGTTAATAATCATACTATCACATTTGATTGTATTTACAATAAGTTTTGCAAGTGTGGTTTTACCAGTTCCAGCTTTACCATGTAATAACAAATGTGGAATATCATTATTGTCCAAATATTGTTGAATGGTTTCCTTTACGGTTTCATTACCAACATATTCGGAAAGTGTTTGTGGGCGGTATTTCTCCACCCACAAACTATGTTCTCTCTTACTAATATCGTTTTCAAAAAAGCTCATAATAAATTAATTATTTTCTTTAGATTTTTCTCTTTCTAATTTTGATTCTTCTGAAATTGGTCTTGGGAAGATTGTGAACTGCATTCCATTTTGTTGAAAATTTAATCCTTGTCCTTCTATTGGTTGAATGATTAATGTTAGTGGCGATGGTTCTGAATTTTCATCTGCCCATGCAAATACTACAGGTTCATTGTTGAAAAATTGAAAACACCATTCAACATCTTCAATTGGTTGTGGTTCTGAAATACTAATACTACCTTGTGGTTGCAATTCCTCATTTGGGAATAATTCTAATTGTTTTTTCATTTTATATAGTTTATTTTTGATAATATAATTTATTTTCTTTAAATTTCAAAATTTTCTTTAATATATTTGTATAGATTTTTTGCGTATGTTTCGTTTTCAATGAAAGATGCATGTCTATGTTCATCTGGTAAATTTGGATACTCTCCATCAAATCTGTTTTCATCGGTGTATTCGGTTCCAACAAATGTTCCATTCCAAATAAATGGTATTTCTTTTTCTTTCAAAAAATTTGTTATCAGTAAATGATTTTTATACCAATTTATAAAATCTTCACTTTTATTAGATAACGATATCAAATTTGCCCAAGCCATTCTTCCCTCCGTTTCTTCATCGAAATATCCCCAAGGATTTGGATGGTATGGTTCTACTTCACCATTTTCCTTATAGTATTCTCTTCTATGTGGGTATGTATACATTATTAATACGATTGATGGTTTTAACTCATCTACCCAAGTTATAATACTTCTGGCAATATAATCATTACTTCTACCACTTATACCTAAATTTAAATCAACACCATTTGGTATCATTCTAGATAAGCAATGTGACCAAGTTTGTCTATCATGCACACCTATCCCTTCAGTATGGGAGCACCCAACCGACATTATTTTTAATCCTTTCTTTTTAGGAGAATCACCTCTAAATCCTAACTCATTAAATGTGTAATAACAAGTTCCAGTATCGGACCCATTTCCTAATATTTCTTTATTTTTTCTTTCTTCTAATAACCATTTGTAACTTGCTATATCAAATGTTTTAGGATTCCAAAAATTTAAACTTTTCATAATTAAAATGTAAAAAACTTTTTTGCAGTTTGTGTTTCAGTTGATGCTTTTTCCCATTTCAATGCTTTGTAAAAATCATCTAACTTATTTTCCAACTCTGCTTTGAAAATCATATCTCTATCTACATATTGCTCTACAAAGTCCATAATTTCTTTTGGGTCATTGTAATCTTTAAATGCAACTGTATCTAATCCTAATGGGTTTTGTCTTAAATACACCCACTTAACCTTATCACCATCTCTAATTGGTTCATGCTTAAACGGACAATCAAAGAATTTCAATAATCGGTTATACGAAATCCCAGCTTTAACGTGAGCAGGTGTTCCCTTTTCAAAGTTAGCAATTGCCAAACCACTATCCTTTCTCCACTTTCCGTTATCGTATTTACTCAATTCCTTAATAGCTCCACCTTTTGCTATTTTGTTTACAGGTAGATTAATCATACTAGCTTTAAATGCTAATAACTTTGTATCAACGTATTCATTATCTTTACCCATAAGAATATCTTTCAACATACC